GAGATCTGGCAGTACAACTTCCAATTCAATTGAAAGCATACCATCCGACAAATCTGCACCGACTACATCAACATGTTCTGCGAGTCGAAAAATCTTCTCAAATGATTTTGTGCTGATACCTTTATGTAAGTATTTGGCATCTGTGTTGTTTTCTTTTGATGCCTTGACGATAAGGTCACGGTCTTCCCAGATGATTTCAATATCACCCTTAGAGAAACCCGCAACTGCAAGTTCAATCGCATACCGATTGTTGCCTTGCTTGATAATATTATATGGTGGGTAGTTTGAATCCTCTCTCCGCAGTTCTAACTCATCCATCAACGAGTCAAATCCAACAAAATGGCGAGGGAATATAGAATGTAATCTTGTCATGTTTATCTCCTTTTCAGCAAGATTGTTGTGCGACCCATTTGGCATCGCACCATTATTTATACAACTATTTTCTACGTCCAATATTATACTTTGGTTCTAGTGTCCATTCATTTTTATCTTTGTGTGCAATCACCTTGATTTGAGACAATGGTGCTTGCGGAACAATATATGAGTCCTTGATCATTACATCAACAAGTCCCCACTCTGCAAGTAATTTAACTATTGTATTTCGTCTTGCTTTGTCTTCATCGGAAAAGTTTGTCGGTTTACCATCGAGTGCAAACAGTTCTTTAAAGTGCACAATGTAATATCTACCTTGCTTATGCAAAATATGACACGACTGAAACAGCACATTATCTTTCTTTGCGGCAATACCAATTCTAGTCAAGGTTTCTTTTACCTTGAGAAAATCATCCGATTCCTTCAATTGGACTTCAACAAGTTCATCAATGTTGACAGTCATTTCACTTTCCACCTTTTTCTAATTTTTCTCTCATGACCGAAAGCATATCATCTGTCAAAATTCTACCGTACTCTCTTGCTTTCTGAAGAGAACATTGATGGTATTCCATGATGATTTCTAGGTCATTATCTGTGTTATTTTTCACCCACTTCGCAAATCTTTTGCGAGGTCTAACACTATTTAGAAAATACTCATATTGTAGTTTTTTGTCAGCATCTTGACGCATATTCATCTCATTTGCCAACAGTACGGTGTCAATGAAGTAAGACAGAGACCGATTGGTCAGAAAGGGTTCGTATGCCCGTTCTGCCAACTCGTCATTTTCTGTATCCCGCATCATATTTTCTTTTGTCTGATTGATGCTCTTCACATAGTCGAATGCATCACTCATTTGAAATCACACTCCACCATGATTTCGGTCAGACAGGCAACCAAGTTGATTTCTTGGTCCACCACAAATGCTGACTTGTATTGGTAGTCGGCAATGATTGTGACCAGTTGTGGAATCGATTGTGGTTGAAGAAAGTCAGATGCGCTGTCGTAAATCTTACGAAAGATTGTACTCACATCGTTGTGGATATTTGTTGCTACCCACTTTCGCATATTGGTAAACTCTTTATCTCGCAGTGACTTTACCAAGTCGCTGATTGAAACATCACCCACAGAAGAGAGGATACCAACATCAATTTGACCACCAGTTCCATAACGCTGAAGTTCATTCAGAATCCTCCGATTATCAGGGAAGTATTTCTTGATGACTTCTGCCAAGACTTGATTATCAAACTTGACACTCTCCATCTTGAGAATTTCTTTACATCGCTTGTAAAATTCTGCCGCCATCTCTGTAATTTCCGACTTCGGTATTGTAAAATCTACAACCGAACAACGAGAGTGTAGAGGTGCGATGATTCGGTTCTTGAAGTTACAAGTCAGAATGAACCCACAGTTCTTTGAGAACTCTTCCATAAAGTTACGGAGTGCAGGTTGGGTTGACTGTGGGTTGAGATAATCTGCCTCATCCAAAATGACATACTTGCGACCACCTGACAAACTGACAGTAGAAGCAAAGTTCTTTATTTCAGTTCGCAGAGTATCAATGTTTCCATTCATCGAACCATTGATGGTGATGTAAGTACAACCCATCTCATTCAGCATTGCCTTGGCAATCGTTGTCTTACCGACACCCGCACCACCACTCAACAGTAGATTGGGAATGTTGTCTTGGTTGACAAACTCTTGGAATGTTCTTTTTAGTTCATTCGGTAGAATCGTCTCAGCAACAGAGTTGGGGCGATATTTCTCCACCCATAGAAAATCTTCACGCATTTCATAATCCTATCAATCAGTTGTCGTAAGTAGAACCCACTTCGTTTGCCACCCAATACTGAACAGTATCGTCGTCATTAGTGAAGTGTGTAATACCTTTCTCACTGACTGAAACCAAATAATCAGTTAGGATAAGTTTTAGATTTTCTACTTTGTAAATGAAACGGAACGTCTTGTTTGTTTCGCCAACTTCATACGAGTATGCATTTGAAGTATCGTTCTTGGTGTTCGTCGCACCAACACGGATTGAACTACCGTCACCTTGGATGATCACTTCTGGCAGACCCAATACATTTGCTGCTTGAAGTACAGACTTCAATGTCTTTGCTGACAACTTGAATTGAACCTCAACACTTGGAAGATTCAAATCCTTTTCGGGGGCAGTCGTAATCATTGACGGATCAGCATAAAAGTACCGAATCGAACCAGAACCATTCTTAGCAGTCAAACTGCTTTCTCCAAAATCAAAGTTAGGATCATCAAGAAGAGACACTGACCCCAAAAACTGGTTCAAGTCATAAATCGCAAACCGTCGAGGGAATGATTCATCGACTGTTGCCTTCGCAATCAAAGTCTTTCCCTCTGTGACAGTTCGCAACACACTACCCTCATTGAAGAGTAGTGAGTTATTGATACCTGAGAAATTCTTCAGAATCTCATTGGTGCGTTGTGATAATTTCATAATCTAATACTTCCTTCACTTTTTACTTTTCAATGATGCGGGATCAGCAGTTGCCGATGCTCCGACAGATGCGATTGCTTGTAGCGAACCGCCAAATACATAAGAACCAACATGACTCAACTCCATCCACGGGCACATCCAAACAGCAATACCTGCCTTTCTTGCCCACTGACAGAACATATAATCTTCTGACAAATAACGTTTTGTATCTTCGTCAATCACGGTATCAAAGTATGCCATGATTTCACGAGAACCATCAAAGTGCTTAGTACGAATATGGTCTGGTTTATAACTATACTCTGGATAAGCATTAGCAAATTTCTCAAATGCTGAACGTTGCACCATCATAAATCCAGTGCCACCTTCCATCACCTCAACAGGTTCATCAAGACGCATTTCAACTTGACCCGCCACAGGGTTGAACACATAGTCACCAACCAATTGATCTAACTTGTTTGGGTCATCGTCTGCCCATCCTTTATCCACTGCCATCTTGATTTTTTCCCAAGCAATGGTTTTCTTTGGATAGGGACCGCACATGATTTCTTTCTTTTCACCATCAGGTGCATCTGGGTCCATCAATGCCATGAGTGCCATCACATCATTTGGGTCAAACCCAATATCAGAGTCAATAAACATCAGGTGCGTAAAATCTGATCGCATGAACTCATCAACTAGATAATTTCTTGCTCTTGTAATGAGTGATTCGTTGAACAGATAAAAGAAACGAACTGACACACCATACTGTGTTGCCATCATTGCTAGATCAGCAGTGGACTTTGTATACATACCTGCACACTGACCACCGTACATTGGAGTTGCAATGAATAGTTTACGCTTTCGCAATTCATCCAATTCAACTGTGACTTCAATTGCCATTATATATCCTCATTGTATGACATAAAAAAGTGGGGGCATTGCACCCCCATGCGGTTTATTTATACTCATTAGAAGGGAACATCACCAACTTTTTCTTCTGTTGATTCTTCAACTTCATCTACACCCTCGTCAATCTTGGTGTAGAGTTCACGGAATGCCGACTTGGTTTCTTCATCGAAACGATTGATACACATGTCGATTGACTTCATGCGATCATCAAAGATTGCAAATGCCTTTGAGATGTGAACCAAACGACGAGTCGAAATCAGTTCATCAATCGCACCATCGTAGTAAGTCTTACGGATGATGTCTGCCCAATCGACCAACTTCTCAGAGAACTCAATGTCAGTGACACCCAAGTCAGCAAAGACACCTTTGAGAATCCTCTTCTCAATCGTAACCGATGGATATTCTTGCTCGACTGTGATTGGGAAACGCTCAAGGAATGCTTCGTTCATTACGTTAGTTCCGATGAAACGTCCATCGTCAGAACCCTTACCCTTGGTGTTCGCAGTGGCAATGATTTGGAATCCTTGCTTTGGTTTGACCAACTCACCTGTCTTCTTGACAAAGTAAGGTTTACCCTCAAGCACTGACTGAAGACACATAATCTTCGCAGGGTTTGCAAGGTCAATCTCGTCAAGCAGAAGAACCGCACCTCGCTCCATTGCCTTGATGACGGGACCTTTGGCATACTTGGTCTCACCATTAATCAAACGGAAACCACCCATCAAATCATCTTCATCAGTTTCAGCAGTGAGGTTCACACGGATCATCTCACGCTTTGCTTCTGCACAAGACTGTTCAACCATGAACGTCTTACCATTACCTGACAAACCAGTAATGTAGCAAGGATAGAACAAACCAGACTTGATAATCTTTGCAATGTCTGCATACTGTCCGAACTTGACGTAGAGTGCGTCACGCTCTGGAATCAGAGATGTGCTATCAAACTCTGTCTGTGCGTTTGGATTGAACGGAATCACTTCTGCTGTCTGTGCCATTGCAACTGTTGCACTTGGTTGAGGTTGTGGTTCAAGACCCAGAACCTCTGGAAGTTTGAACATGCCGTGACCGACACGATACTCTTTTTGCTTCAACCAGTTTGGTTTCTGCATACCGATTTCATCAGCAAGGGTATCAATCATACCACGACTCATAACAGCACCAACACCGTAACGGGCAGATGCCTCTTTCACAAATTTCAATTGGGATGGACGCATGGTCACTCCTTTCATAATGTATTTCTCTCAACTCAGACTAGATTGTCTCATGGATTGGGGGTCTGAGTCAACCCCCTCGCCATTGTATTTTTCAATCTAAGCAACCTTCTCAATAAAGGAACTCAATATCTTACGAGATGTCTCACGACCTTTGTTTGCCTTGAGGAATGCTGACTTGATAGCACCCTTCTTTGCACCCGACTCCACTTTCTCCATTGAAGAGTTCGCAGTGTGAAGTTCGTTGCCACCCGCAATGATGTAGTTCTCAGTGAACCCTTTATTGCGAATGATCAATGCTTTCTCTTTGGTGAACTGCTTACAAGCAGTCTCAATCTCGTGGTAGCGATCATATGATTCCTGACCACGAATGCCGTGACGAGACTTGTAAACACCGTGGAAGTTTCGCTTGTTCTTGTTGATAATGTGGAATCCGATGACTTCTGCCTGAGTGCGGTCACGCAGAATGTTCAAAAGTGTTTCGGTCTGATTCCACCCACCCGCTTGACCTTTATATTCTTTGCGAGTCTTAGGATCAACATAGACAATCTGATACCTGTAATCGCTTAGTCCAGTAATTTTGCCATTTTCATCAAGATATTCACCAACAGGATGACTATCACCATCTGTGATGAACACTGTGTTGACGACTTGAAGATTGTTTGCCTTCTTGAAGTCTGGAACCAAGTCCAATGCCAACACGATTGCATGGTTCATCGGAGTGCCACCCAACATAAACTGTGTACCGTATGGGGCAGGTGGTGTCTCTGCTTTGTACCCACGATAGTTTACGAATGACTTGGCAACTAGAAGTAACAACTTGCAAGCAGTGTCCATCTCCCGTTTGTTCATATCAGAAGACAAAAACTCTAGAAGAGTGATTCTTCGATCAAGATAGAGGTCATGCGGTTTGTAACCAAGTTCTTCAAATTTCACATCACACGCTAATCGATCAGAGAATGCGTACACATGGAATGGAATGTTCACTTTCTGACAGAACAATGCGAGGTTGATTGCCTGTTCCATCATTCCGTAAATGTGCTCACAGATAGAACCCGACCAATCGAGGAACATCACCAAACCGTGATTCTTACCACCAGTAACATTTGCAACACGAGCAAACACATCGTCACTGAACTTGTAAGAGTGAAGTTTGTTGACATCAAGCACACCTGACTTTGCAGTAGAAGTTCGCTTGTATTCATCAGCACGTTTCTTCATCTCAAACTCTTTGGCAAGATATTGAACTGCCTTGGTGTTGTCTCGCTTGAATGTTGCCAACAACTTGTCACCCAAGTCGGAGTTTGCCATATCACCACGGATAGTGGTTGGTTGTTTTGAG